AAAGAAGAGATTTTCTCCCTGGCTCCGACAAGATAAAATCAAAGATCTTGATTATGTCAAACGTTATTATGGTTATAGCAATGAAAAGGCAAAACAGGCTTTGAAAATTCTTACACAAGAACAAGTTAATTTTATTAAATCGAAATTTGAAACTGGAGGAAAAAGATGAGTGTGGTTAAAGAGCCAGAAGTGAGTTGGTCTCCCGAACAAATGGTAGAAATTGTCCTGAATGAACCAGACGATTTTCTTAAGGTAAGAGAAACACTGACTAGAATTGGAGTCGCATCTCGGAAAGAAAAGAAAATCTATCAGTCCTGTCACATTCTGCACAAACAAGGAAGATATTTTTTGGTTCATTTTAAAGAACTGTTTGCTTTAGACGGTAAACATGCAAATCTGACTCTTAATGACGTTCAACGTCGTAACCGCATTGTTCAACTTCTTGCTGATTGGGGTCTTATTAGTATTGTTGATGTAAGTAAAATTACTGATATTGCACCACTTAATCAGATTAAAGTCTTAGCATATAAGGATAAGCAAGACTGGATCCTTGAAACAAAGTATAATATCGGTTCCAAGAAAAAGAGAGTAGAGGAAACCGAATAAAAAGATACGGGGTTCACTACCCCGTTTTTTATGTCTTATGTTAATATATACTTATGGATGCCTTCGGGGTCCACACAATCAAATCTCGCTTTACAAGGAGAAGTTCAATGACAAGCCTAATGAAGTATAACGCTGCCAACTTAAATCAGTTTCTAGATCTTATAAATAGAAATAGCATTGGTATGGAAGATTACTTTGATCGTCTTACAACGCTGCATGAGACAACAAGCAATTACCCTCCATACAATCTGGTCACGATCAGCAACGTAGAATCGAGATTAGAACTAGCACTAGCAGGATTCAAAAAGAAAGAAGTTTATGTCTATACACAAGACGGAAAACTCTTTGTCGAAGGACAAAAAGAAGACAAAGAAACTGGAACAGAATATGTCCACCGAGGAGTGGCTCAGAGATCTTTCACCAGATCTTGGACCCTCTCAGATGAAACGGAAGTTAGATCAGTTACTTTTGAGGATGGGTTACTGAGCATCACACTTGGTAAAATTGTTCCGGAACATCATCAAAGAAAGGATTATCTATAAATAAAACTGAATATCGTCGTCGCAGACAGGGAGGTAACTGGCACAATCCAGTTTGACACCTCCCATTTTTATTGCTATACTACTTGGAGGAATTAAATCGCAATGGAAAAAAACATACAGTGCATTTTATTGAGAGATGATAAAGTTTTAATTGGTGAAGTTCAAGAACTATTTGGAGAAATCGGAGAACCTGATTGTAAAATTATCAAACCTTATCGGATTGTTCTTGGCATTAATACCAGCAGTGAAACTAAGGAATATATTGAACCTTGGTTGACATTCACAAATCAAGATGAGATTTTGATTAGATCGGCAGACGTTCTAACTTTTGTAGAACCAAATGGAAAACTTGTTGATGAGTATCTAGCAGCTATTGCATAATGCGTTTTTATACTAATGTTCAAATGGTCGGGGATCACTTCTTGGTCCGTGGTTATGAAAATGGAAAACATTTCACAACCCGAGAGAAGTTTTATCCGACTCTTTTTGTTGAGTCCAAGAAAAAAACAAAATATCAAACTCTTCAGGGTGAATATGTAGAACCTATAGAACCTGGAACTGTTCGTGATTGTCGTGAATTTATTAAAAAGTATGATGGTGTAGACAATTTTAGAATTCATGGAAATGATCGATACATTTATCAGTATATTTCTGAAATGTATCCTGAAGAAGAAATTAAGTTTGATACTCAAAAAATCAAGATTGCTACTATTGATATTGAGGTCGCATCAGAGAATGGATTTCCTGATGTAGAATCTGCTGCCGAAGAAGTTCTTCTGATTACGATTCAAGATTACTCCACCAAACAAATTCGCACTTGGGGAAGGGGTCAATTTCTAAATAAACAGAAGAACGTTATTTACAAGGGATTTCATACAGAATACGAATTGCTGACAGATTTCATTAACTGGTGGATGATTGAAGGTAATACACCTGAAGTTGTCACGGGATGGAATAGTGAACTATACGATATTCCTTATTTGGTTCGTCGTATTGATCGTATTCTCGGAGAAAAACTCATGAAGAGGCTTTCTCCATGGGGACTCGTAACTGAACGTGAAGTTTATATTGTTGGTAGAAAAAATATTGCATACGATATTGGTGGTGTCACTCAACTTGATTATTTGAATCTTTATAAGAAATTTACTTATAAGGCACAAGAATCATATCGTTTGGATTATATTGCCAGTATTGAACTTGGGCAAAAGAAACTAGATCACTCTGAGTTTGATACTTTTAAGGATTTTTATACCAATGGGTGGCAAAAGTTCGTAGAGTACAATATTATTGACGTGGAGCTTGTTGACCGTTTGGAAGACAAGATGAAACTAATTGAACTTGCCATTACGATGGCATATGATGCTAAGGCAAACTATGCTGATGTTTTCTCACAAGTTCGTATGTGGGATACAATCATTTTCAATTATTTGAAGAAGAGAAATATTGTGATTCCTCCCAAGGAACGTTCTGACAAAGATTCCAAATATGCCGGAGCATATGTCAAAGAACCGATTCCTGGAAAGTATGATTGGGTGGTTAGTTTTG